TGGATGTCGGTTGCAACGAATCCCCATCGGATGCATTCCTCCTTGAAAGAGTTGAAATGGAACCAATGGGCGATTTCGGGTGCAACAGTAGCAACGTTGTCGTCGCCGTAGATGCCCAAACAAACGAGTTGTCTGAAGTAGGCATACGAGGCGTATTCGGGTGCGTGCTGTTCGGCAAGAGTCCGGTAAATGCAGTAGTACAGAGCCCACACTGCAAAAGAGTTGTCGATGGCGGTGGTGGGTGCACCAGACATTTGAGCCTGGTTGAGCTTGACGATCCGGTTGCGTACGATGACGTGTGCTCCTTCAAGAGGCGCATGAAGCGCTTTGCGGGCGACATCGTCCTCGGGTTTCCAATCCGGATCCGTCTGTTGATAGATGGTATTATACAGATGAGGGATGCGGCTGAAGAACATCTTGGGGATGGTTGCGTCGAAGTCCTCGAAGTCGGAAGCGATTCCGAGATCCGAGACGGCAAGAAGTTTGTAGCTGAATGTTTCCCACTCAGCTCGGTTGGCGGCAATTCCGACCTTGATCGGAATGATGGAATTCATCTCCATGATGCGTGAACACGCGGCAAGATAGTACTGCCGGTACGCGAGGAGGTATGCCATGTTGAACGAGAAAAAGACGCGAGTCTTCTTCTTGGGGCCGTACACCTTCTTTTCCTTGACGATTTCATCCTTGAGATATGCAACAGCCGGGATGATTTCTGCAATGCCTTGTTTGGCGTGGGAAACGTACCTCTCAGCACGCTCCTTCACAGCCTGAGATCCTTCGCTGTCGGTGAACACATATTTGCCATCGACGAAATCGACGTACTCTCGTTTGGTTGTGCCACCCGTAGATTGGTTCCACGGATAGCCAACGGAGCCGCTGAAATCGATGGGTTTCGACTTCGGATAGAGAAGACGGTCTCCTCCGTTGAGAGCTTCATCGAGGCTGAACACAGTAGTTGGGAGATCGCGCGCAAGAATGTTGCACGCAACCTCGTTGGCGATGTGATCGAAAGCATCGTTGAGATACTCTTCGGCGTGAGGGTGAG